CACGTACAGCTTCGTTGAGCGCCCTACGGGGCTTTTTGGCGATGGGTAGCTCATAAAGTAGCTCTTCGGCCTACGGGCCAAGGGTTTCGGTCGAATCGTTACCTGAAAGCGGATGCCTCCTATGGGGGTCTTTTGCCGATGTTATAAAGAGTTGTTTTGATTGGACTTAGGATTTTTTTCCGGTCCATCATCGCTTCCTCTTTATATAGGTAAGAGAGCAAGTTAGCTCTCGTATCTCAAGATACGCGCCCATATTCTTGGGATTTAATTTTAAGGCGCATGAGGTAGTTATGACTAAGCAAACTTTTACATCTGCAAGTTCCCGCCCTTGGCAGGGGATTGGTACGACTGTGCAAACAGTTATGAAAGTTTCTGAGGCTTTGCTTTTGGGTGGACTCGACTGGAATGTCGAGAAACGCCCGATCTTCGCTGGCGACAGCGCGGGTAAAGACAGCTTCCCAACCTCTACCCCGATTAATAATCACTTCGCAACCGTGCGCTCTGACAATCAGAGCGTTCTCGGTATCGTTGGGAATCGTTATGAAGTCGTTCAAAACGTTGCGGCGTTTGACTTCTTTGATTCTGCTGTTGGCGAAGGCACTGCTTGCATCGACACTGTCGGCTCGTTTGGACAAGGCAAGACTGTTTTTATGCTGGCTAAAATACCAGAGGTTGTAGAACCTTTTCCGGGTGACCCAATCGAACGGTATCTTTTGTTTAGCAATTCTCATGATGGTTCAAGTGCCGTGAAAGTGCTTTTTACGAATGTGAGAATTATCTGTCAGAATACTCTTTCTACGGCGATTAAAACCGCTAAGAGGAGTGTTTCTATACGGCATACGCAGGGGGCAGTTGGTCGCTTGAAACAAGCGCATCTCATCCTCGCTCAAGAAGAGCAATACTGGAAGCGTCTTAAAGGCGCGTATCAGTATCTTCAACGGCGAGATGTCAATCGCGAGGACGTTGCAAAATTCGTTACTGAAATGTTCCCTGGTAAGCTCGATAAAAAGTCGGGTGAAACAAAGGTTTCAACGATAACGAAGAAACGTCGGCAAGCCGTTGTGAAAGCGTTCGAGACGGCTCCTGGTCAAGATTTGGCTGGGACGAACGCCTGGGGTCTGTTTAATGGCCTAACTTACTGGCTCGATCATGAGCGCGAACTGTCCAAGGATTCAAACCTTTGGGAAAGCAGTGTGCTTGGATCGGGGGATAAAATCCGTCAAAGGGGATTCGATTATCTAATCGGTCTCTGAGACAGGCAGAAAGCCCCTTCGGGGGCTTTTCTGTGATGTTAATTCAATTAAATTAGGAGAGAAAATGCACGAAAACTTTTGCAAACGCTGCACACAACACGTCCAAGAGCCATACCCTGCGGGGCTTTGCCCGGATTGCTATGCGCTGATATCTTTCGGGAAAGCCTCCCGTCGAGAATGGCGAATGAACTCATTCGAGGAATGGGTTGAAGAGCAATACGCAAAGGAAAAGCTGCCCCATTAAGGGGCTTTAAGGCGATGTTACTCAATTTAACGGCCCCATAGGGGCAGGACAAGTCAATTGAATACACGCTGCACGTTTTGCACTTTTCAATTCCCGGCTGCTGAAACAAAGCACGGGGATGACTGCCCTCATTGTGTTTTGGGGAGGTTGGAAGGCTGGGAAGAGCGGATTGTTCGTCAAGCGCAGGAACAAGAGGATGAGCTTGTTGAGAATCAAGCTCGCGCTTTCCGGCCAAACCGCGCCGATCCACGCCACTTCGACCCGATACCGTGGCACTTGCTGTAAGCCCTTTAGGGGGCTTTAAGCCGATGAGATTACCTTCCTTAAAGTTCACTTCAATCCGAGAGTGGACACGTCTACGGTCTGTGTGAATGGGCTTATAAGCGTTGGTTGAAAGGGGCTTCGGCCTCCGAGTAAAAGATCAAACAGCTATGAGTATCGGATGCTCGCTGCTTGGCTCGTTCAAATTGCTTCCTTTGGTTCCGAGATAGGCTCTGCCTCTCTGGGAGAGCCAAGGGGCTTTTTAGCGATGTTAATTCAATTAATAAAGGAGATTGAAATGGACAGAGAGAAGTGTGAGATGATCCTTGAGAGGGTTGTCTTCGGCGTCAGCAATGGCTGGGAACCAGAGAATCTGGAGAAGTTCCTCTTTGGTCTTGAAGACCTTTGGGAGCAGAGCGGTCGAAGTCAAAGAGCAGGGGAGTTAAAGACTCTTGTTTTTCAGCACTTCTATCCAGGTCTGAAAGCCTACTAGGGGGCTTTTTAGCGATGTTAATTCAATTCAATTTAATTCAATTAGGAGACTAATTATGGGTTTAGATCAATTTGGTTTTATTGACGGCGACGAGGTTTGTTCGTGGCGAAAGCACGGACGGCTTCAAGGTTGGATGTGCGCTCTGGCGAAAGCTAAAGGGCTGATTGAGTCCGACGAGGACTTTAATTGTGTGAGTCTGGAGCTTGACGAAAAGGATCTGACGGCTCTTGAAACGGCTGTTCACGAGTCGAAGTTGCCTCGGACGAGCGGATTCTTTTTTGGGGCCGACAGTTACGACAAGGATAAGTTTCGGCGGCTTTTTGCCACGGATATCCTTTTTATTGATCAGGCGAAAGCTGCGCTGGCACGAGGCGGGAAAGTTGAGTATTCGTGTTGGTTTTGAAAACTGCCCCTTCGGGGGCTTATTTTCGTTTTGATTTTTTGGCGGAAGAGCCATTGGTGAGTGTAACGTGTTATTATGAGCAAGAGGAGGCCAAATGGCAATTACGGATCGGATCTTAAACGGGCTTCGCTCGGTCTTCGGGCGCGAGCGGGACGAGAGGCAAGCGGCGGTATCACCATCGTCAGAGATACAACCGTTGGCGACACCGTCATCTTATTCTTCTTACGACGGGGGTGAGTATGGTGGCTTGCTGGCAGTATCTCAGAATTTGCTTGCGCGATATGCTGATTATGAGTGCATAACAGGGGATACTCAGGTTATGACGCTTGAAGGTTCTCGTTCCATCGAGTCTCTGGCGCAGGCTTGTGAGATTGACCCTGGTTATCGCTTCCCTGTCTATACTTGGGATCATACTGAAAAACGTATAACAGTAGGTCTTGGCGAAGCTGCCCGCTTTATAAAAGTTGCCGAAGTTTACCTCGTGCGATTGGACGACGGCCAGTCTTTTCGCGCAACAGGCAATCACCAATGGATGCTTCGTAATGGCGAATATGTGGACACGACGGCGCTGTCGCCAGGTACTTCGTTGATGCCTTTATACCTATCTAAATGTAGTCATAAATATGTTCAGTATAGAGAGAATGATGACTATCATAAAGGCGGTTTAACTCGGAAAGATAAGCAGCGTACAAGACCTGTTTCCCGTATGGTGGCAGAGTGGAAATTAGGGTGTAGAATTGCGCCTAAGACTTGGGTTACATTTATTGACGGTGATAGATCTAATTGCAACCCTGACAACCTTGAAATAACTACCGACAAGCAACCCGCCCGTAGTAAAAGCTGGGAGCCTTGGGTTAAAGCCATCATAAACGCCAAAGCTTTTATTAAAGAAAATAATAGGTTAGATAATAAAAATAGGCTTAATCATAAGGTTGTGTCAGTAGAAAAGGTAGGCAAGGAACCCGTATTTTGCCTAGAGGTGCCGGGAACGCATAACTACGCGGTCGGTAACGAGACTGGCGGTGTTTTCACGCATAACTCGATGGATGACTACCCTGAGATTAATTGCTTTGCCGAAGGGTCTCTCGTTACTATCGTTAGAGATTCCATAATGACCGCCGTGCCTATAGAAAATATAGTTTCTGAGGGCATGGCTTTCACCACCATTGGCTATAACCGAAAAAGTCAAACGTTAGTTAGGGCGCAAGCGATAGACCCTCGACTATCAGGGAGAGACGCAGAAGTTCTGGCACTAAAGTTATCAAATGGGCGCACTCTTCGAGTTACTCCAGATCATAAGATTTTAGTCTACGGAAAAGGTTACGTTGAGGTTAAAGACCTAGTAAAAGGTGCTTGTCTAGTAGGAATGAGCGCGGGTTATGATCCTCTAAAAACTTCAGCCTTTATCTCTCCAAATAGCGGTAAGGTTGTATTACTAGAAGACCCAATACCTGATGGTAAATGTATGGTCTTCGACGTGACGACCAATACTCATAATTTGACTGTTGAGGGTGTAATCTGTCACAATTCGGCAAACCATTACTTCGCTTCCGATTCGACTCAGCCAAATGCGGATACTGGAAGGGTTGTATGGGTAGAATCGAAGGACGAGGCGATAAAGGATGCTTCAGATACGTTACTAAAACGACGCCTTCGTTTAGATGACGAAATGTTTTCGATGGCCTATACCCTCGTAAAGTATGGAAACGATTTTGAAGAAGTGCTGGTTACAGATAATGGTGTGGTTGGGTTAAATTACCTTCCACCCGCTACTATGCGCCGAGTTGAGTTAGCGAACGGGTCTTTAGCTGGGTTCCTTCAGGATGTTACAGGCCAATTTTCAGACGATATGCCGACTCTTAGACAGAAACTAGCTCAACCGCAAACGATGCCCGATACGACAGCGTTATTTGAGGATTGGCAGGTTGTCCACACGAGGCTTAGGACTCGCCATAGACGATCACCATACGGTTATGGGGTTGCTGATGGGGCTAGGTGGATCTGGAAGCGGTTGATTCTTCTTGAGGACGCGATGTTGATGTATAAGTTGACTCGCGCCCCGGCTAGATTTGCATTCTATATAGATGTGACAGATATACCAGCATCTAGGGTTGAGTCGTTCCTCCAACGCGCCAAACGAGACTTGAAGAAGAAGAAGTATATAGACCCCAATACGGGTCGCCTCAACATGCGCTACAACCCTCTTGCAAGCGATGAAGACTTCTTTCTTCCGGTGCGCGACGGTAAAGAGCTTGCGCGAGTTGATATCCTTTCCGGCCCCGATTATCAGGCTATCGATGACGTAAATTATTTCCAGCGGAAACTACATGGTGTATTGAAGGTACCTAAATCCTGGCTCGGACAAGAGGAGGCAATACCCTCTCGTGCAATCCTCTCGAATGAGGATGTTAGGTCGGCACGAGTAACCCTTGGTATTCAAAATGTCATGCGCCACGGTATTGAAAGGATTGTGAGAATAGATATGGCTGCTAGGGGGGTCTCAAACCCATGGCAACCAGAATTTGATGTCGTTATGACTATGCCCTCTGGTATATGGTCTTTAGCTCATATGGAACTAAAAAACGCACTCGCTGACTACGCTTCAAGAATAGAGCCGTGGGTATCAAAGGATTTTATTCGTAAGGATCTTCTTAAACTTTCTGATACTCAAATCGGGGTTATTGATAAACAAAAAGAACGCGAGAAAGAAATCGAAATGCAAGCCCAGGGCGGTGGTGGTGGCGGCTTCGGTGCCGACATCGAAATTCGTGGAAATGCTTTGACTGAGGAACAGGTCAATAGTTTAAGTAAACCTGAGTTGAGTAAGGTTAAAGGGGAGATTAAGAGGTTAGAGGATCGGCTAGATAGAAGGTCTCGTGGGATGGAGGATCGTATTATGGAGCGTTTTGATCAGGCGTTGCAAAAAGATCCTGAATTTGCCAAGAGGCACCATGATCGATTGGCATTCTTTTCTTTACTGAACAATTCAATGAAGACAAACGGCACATCCCCTCCCGTGTCGAATTCGATGCCCATAAAAGGGTAGATATAGCACTCTTTTAATAAACCTATAGACTTTTAGTACAAGTTTTGCCAAGCTTTTATTATGACTGTGAAACAAACTGATACCTCTGTAGCAGAACACCTCCGAGCGATTCGTGGGGCAGACGACGTTATATCCCGTCTCCAAGAAAATTCCATCGCTGGAAAATCCGACCGAATAGCGAAAGCATTAGGCGCAGAACCTCGTTTTGCAAACGCAAAACTTAATGGTGTCTACGGGAAGATAACCCTGGCGCTCGCGACCAATGAGCGCGGAGAGACTTTTCAAGTTAAAGTCCAAGAAGATAATGAGAACATCGTCTTAGGTAAGGTTTCTGTCTGCGGAATGTCAGTACCGGCGCAAGATGTCGCCGAAGAAATTCTAAAGACAGCCTCGTATGCAGCGGAAGCGATACTTAATGAGGATGACGAAAAAACGCCGGAACTATTATCAGTAATAGCTCGCTCTCTTGATACTGGTGGTGACCTTAGACGCAGGGTAGAGCTAGAGCTTGATTTACAGACCGTAAAAAGCGGGCGATGGTATGACTCGGTAGTCGCCGAGAACTATCAAGGCGAAGAGCCAGACTTGCCAAGTGTTGAGATTGACGAGAGCGGCGGTCATGATCCAATGACGCTTGTGAAAGCGTCTATTAGTGTTTTGGAAGATCGGTTGCGCTCTGAGTTGGCAAAAGCTGGCGAGGCGTTCACCGAGGCCAAAAACAATGATAAAGTTATCGAAAAAACAGTTTTGGACGCGGCGGCTTCGGTTGTCGAGGATATGAAGAGAGCTATTAGTTCTTTAAGTAGTGTTGACAAGACTAACGAGCAGGAAATGGGTAAGGTTTATGACAGTGTCGCAAACCAAGCCCCGCGCCTGATTAAAGGTACGCGGTTCGTTGTTCAACTTGTCCAGTCCCAAGAAGGAGGACTTGAACGATGATACGGATTCCATACGGCACCACTCAACTAACAACATTAGCCGAAGATATGGCTCTACTCCGCAAAACAGTTGGTTACAAACCGCTGCGCGAAGAAAAAGAGTTGCTCGGCGAGCAGAACGAAGAAACACTTTCAGAAGAATCTCAGTACGAGATTGAAGAAGACGAAGATGTTGATTCTTTCTATTCTGACGGGGATCTTGGTGAGGACGAAGACGAGGATATTTCCGCTGTCTTTGACGAAGACGAGTACTACCAGGAAGACGATGAGCTTGACGAAGACGAAGAAGAGATTGACGAAGACTATGAGCTAACAGAAGAACAAGCTCAGGAATACTCGGATCTTCTCGAAGCTTTTGCAGAGCTTGATGAAGAAGAGATTGATGGGCTTACACAAGAAGCTCTTGACATGGTTATGGAAGCAGCCAACGCTCTTGGTTTGATTACTGAGCGCCGTACGGCAGGGAAAGCACCAAAAAAGGGTGATGAGGATGCATTTAAGGCCAAGGGTAAGAATACCCATGGCAGAATGCGAAGAAAGACCCCTCTAGGCGTTCCCTTTAGTCCTCAAGGGAAACTTCTCACGCATCTTTGGAAAAGCTTTAATAAGCCCAAAGACATGACGCACCGCATGGTGGGGAAGATGGGTGGCAAAGGCTCGGAGAACGCGACAAAGCCTCAAAAACAGACATTAGCTCTCCGCGCTATTAGTAGGATGGCTGGTGAAGGGTATACAGCACGAGGTATGCTTGCCAAGTATGGAAAATTGGCACTGGAAAAGGTCGAGGAATTGAGAGAGTTGCCTTCGTCTGAGCGGCCTGGTAAAGCGCGATCTTGGCTCAGTTCTAGGGGCGGGAAGATGACAGGCGATAGACTTAGGATACGTGGTGCAAGAACAGATCGCCGGGAATCTACTGATGATCTTCATAATCTGATTGAGGAGTTTCGTTCGATAGTGACGGAGCCGCTTGCAGAGAATTATGAGGAAGAAGAAGCGCAGTTTGATTATGACGCTTGTGAGGCGATCATAGAGGGTTTCCAGAATATCGGCGCTTCGGCTGAAGAGATGTCAGGTCGTATTAGTGATCATATGCGTTCTTCAATCGACGAAGATGAAGATCCACGGGACGATCCAAGATTTGAGATTGGGTCGTACTTTGAGGGAATTGCGCGAGACGCCGGAGCTTGTCTTGACAAGATTATAAGTTACGACGAAGACGGCGATCCTTATTTTAATGAAGGTGTTGATCCAGACACCGCTCTTGAAGACCTTCAAACAATCACCAGTGATTTCGAGAGAGGGATCACGACTATGGAAGAGTTAGAGTGATATCTAGCTTTTCTTTGGTGCTATAAAGATTGGAGAACGAATGAGCATAAAGACAGCAAATGACCGTCGTGTTTTAATTGAAAACATAGGCTTGGTATCTTTTAAGCTTGACGAAGAGACGCAACCAGGGCGTTTATTTGTTGAAGGTAAATGCGGTCAAGTAGACGTGCCGACAGCTAACGGTCGTACGTATCCTCGCTCTGTAATGGAAGTGCAGGTTGATAAGCTTAATAAACGTATTAAAGAAGGTTATCCCGTTTTGGGTTCCCTTGATCATCCTTCTGATGGCAAGTCAAAGTTAAGGGATGCCTCTCACTTGTTACACAAGGTATGGATAGAGAACAACGGGTCGATTCATCTTCGCGCCGAAGTTCTTGAAGAAACAGACAATGGGCAGGTTGCCGGTGCTGTTTTGCGCCGAGTAAAGAAAATTGGCATGTCTTCTCGTGGGATGGGTTCAACCCGAACAGGTCCAGACGGGAAAGAGATTGTTAATGAAGACTATCGGCTCGCAACTTTTGACTTTGTTGCTGACCCTGCTGTTAATGACGCTTATCCGGCTATATTTGCCGAGGATGTAAATGGTACCGAGGTACCAGTCGAGGCTATTAAACAACAGTTTCCAGATCAAATTAAAGCAATCGAAGAAGCTGCTCACCAAACGGCCCAGCGTGTTGTAACTTTGGATCTTGAATCTCAGCGCGAAGTCATGGTTCAAACCACTTTGGATGAGTATAAAGACCAGATCCATACAACTGTATACGAAGAGGCTAAGGCTGATCTTCGTGATGACTTTGGTGTGAAACTTGTTCGTGCTTTACAGGATCATCGCAAAGAGATTGAGGAAGAAATTCGTCAAGAGATTGCGGCAGATCCAACTACAGTGAGCGCAAAGCTAACACTTGAAAAGCTTGCTGAAATGCTTATTCCGTTCCGGCCTAAAGGTGACGCTAAATCCTTGCTTGCGGATAAGGAAGAAGAGATTGAAGGTCTTCGGGAACAAGTTCGTGAGGCTGGAGAGCTGGAATTTGATTCTAAGGGTAAGCTTGTTGAGTTAGCTAAGAAGGCTCGCACCCTCGCTTTTGAGAATCATATTATGAAAGCGACTGTTGGCCGAGATGACGCCGAGTACATTCGCGAAATGGTTGGTGATATTAGTACTGTCGAGACTGCTCAACAATTGCAAGATCGCCTAGACACGGCTCTTGAGAGCGCAGACGCTAATAAGGAAGAGGCGCAGAGGACTGTGAAAACAGAACGCGCCAGGGCTAACAAAGAGCTTAATAAATTTCAGGGACGCGAGAAAAAATTGCGTAATGAAGTTAAAGAGCGAAATGAGCGTATTGCTGAAAGCGTGGAACAGATTACTAATAAGTTCCAAGAGCGTTTTGAGACAATCGAGTCAACAAATCATGATCTGCGGGGCCAAAACGACAAGCTTGTTGGAGCTTTGGAACGCGCAGAGCGGCTGATACATAGGTATGACGACCGTGAATATGCGTCTCGTCGTACTGTCGGCCACCCTGATCGTGAAGGAATCCTTGAAGACGTCCGTTCCGGGCGTGTGAAAGGAAAAGACGGAATTAATCGTTTAGCGAAGCGAAGAGACTTGCGGGGTGAGGAACCCGGTGGAGTCAATGAGCGAGTGAGACGGTCCATGAGCCGGGGGCGTGAATTCGCTCCGCAACATGAAACATTAACTGAATCTAACAATAGTCAACAAGGCAATATTGCAGACTTAGCAGAGTTTGGATTGCATGTTGACGATATTCTCCCCCTGAGCCGTGGCAAACAGGGGTTATAAGCAAGATAAGGAGTTTATTATGTCAAGCTTGCTGGAAGCCCGTGACATGCTATCCGTTCGTGCAGATGGTAGTCCCATGACTAACAAGAATTTTGTTAGTCAACTCGTGACTAAATGGGGTCGTTTACTAGAAGGTATCGAAGATGAATTGCCTAGCTTTTCACCTTCAGGTCAAGGCGACTACCTTAAAGCCATGACCGCGTTTATGCTTGAATCTCAAATGAATCATCTTCGGTCGTTATCTGAAGAGACTCGTGCGCTTCAAGTTGGTCCTTTTATGAAGTTTGTCTTCCCTGTTATCCGCAGGGCGGCTGTGAGACTGGTTGCTACCAGTATCGCTTCAGTTCAACCAATGGTCGGACCAGTTGGGGGTGTTGCTTTCTACCGTCCTCGCTATACCGATAACAAAGGCCAAGTTGTTGCCGGTTCTGAAATCAATAAAACCTTCAACAAATGGTATTCATCTGACTTTGTTGATGGTGAAATGTTTGCTACTGGCGACGGTGTAACCACTAACTTCACGCCAACATTGCAATGGCGTCCAATAACAGCGGCGTCTGTCAGTATTCGCTCTGGAACTCCAACCGGAACATTGCTTGCAACAGACAATGGTGCTGGCGGTGTCATTAACCCAGCCGGTGCTGTTATCGGAACCATCAACTACACGACAGGGGCTGCAACCTTTACATTTGCTGCCGCTCCCGCCGCTGCTACTCAGTTGTTCCTTGTTTATCGTTACAATAACGAAGCTAATTCTCAGATTCCTCAGATTCAGTTGGATATTGAGTTAAAAGAGATTCGCGCCGAATCCCGTAAGCTCAAAACTCTTGCATCTGTCGAGGCAAGCGACGACCTTCGCGCTCTTTGGGGCCGCGATATTGACGCTGACCTTGTGGCAACAATGGCCGATGAGCTTACAAGCGAAATCGACCGTGAAATCCTTGGAACAGCGTTTAATGCTGTCGAGCCTGAAGCAAGGGTTACTTGGGATCGTGCGACACCAAGCGGAATTTCTGATCCTGAACACCTTCGTTCGCTTGCCATTCAAATGTCTCGCGCTTCTCAGTTTATTCATCGTCGGACTCAACGTGGCCGCGCAAACTGGGCTGTTACTTCTTCTGAAGTTGCTGCTTTGCTTGAAACAATGCAGAGCTTCCAGGCAGTAGACCCAGGGCATACCTATCAAGGTGGTGTTGGTCGCGCAGGAGTTTTGAATCGTCAGTGGATGATTTATATTGATCCTCAGTTCCCCGCTGATAAGATCCTTATGGGTTATCAAGGCTCGTCGATCTTGGATACCGGATTGATCTATTCGCCATACATTCCTATGGAAATTACTCCGGCGTTTATTGATCCTAATGACTTCACCATCCGCAGAGCAGTGCGTACTCGTCATAAAGTGACCCTGACTCGCCCCGAATTCTTTGCTATGGTTGACATTAACAATCTCACAAACTGATTCGGTGTTTAGTAACTAGACGAAAAAAGGAGGCGTAGCGGCAATCGTCGTTGCGCCTTTTTTAATAGAGGGTAGAAATATGATGAGACAACCCTTACAACTGGTTGAATCTGCTGATAGAGATATGCGAAGGCGACAGCGGGCGGTAATAATGGACCCTGAAAACCGTCGTCTGCGGATTAAAAAACAAAGAGAGATGGACCGTCTCATGGGCCGTCACCGGAGCATCAAGGACTTGGGGTTAAATCTTCGAGCTAACGCAATATTGAGTGCTGCTAACATTGACACCATTGGGGAACTGGTTGCGAAAAGCAGTGGGGAGTTGCTAAAGCTGAGACAAATGGGTGAGTTTACTCTTAACACAGTCAAGGAGAGATTGGCTAAGTTTGGGTTGTCCATACGTGAAGGTGTTGAAGAAAACGACGACTTGAATGAAGCTACAGGGATACGTGGTTTAACGCCGTTATTGCAGGCGCGTCAACAGTTGGTGTCTATGCAAGGGTATCTAACAGACGTTGGCGACAAGAAGAAGCTATCTGCTGTAAATAAGGCACTGATGTGCGTATCCAGAGCAATAAGAGTACTGCGGTTGGGGGGATAAGATATGGCTAAAAATACCGAGGAAGTTAAAGCTTATGTTTTGCGCAAGCTAGGCTTAGGTATTGTTGACGTTGAGCTAACTCCAGACCACCTTAATGATATGATTGATGATACTAACCGCTGGTATGCTTTTCGTGCGGGACAAAAAGACTTTCTCCGTATAACAGGAGACCCACAAACTCAACGTTATATACTCCCACCGCATGTGTTAGAAGTGTTAAGTATACGGATACAATCAACTGGGTTGGGGTCGTCTGCTCTCGGTACTGACGACTTTTCTTATGCCTATTCGTTTATGTTCGGTTCCTGGTATTCTGGGAGTCAATATGGAGGATCGAGCTTAGGTTCTAATTATACAATGTCACCATACCCTTATTCCGACCTAGTTCAAAGGCTACAATTCCTTGAAACTATCGGGAGAATTTGGGGGGGTGACCCTGAATGGGAATGGCGACCAACAACAAAAGAGCTGTTTATTGCACCGTCTTCGCAAGTTACAGGAGTAGTTTTAGTAGAAGTTTTTACAAGTCTTATTCGATCAGAATTACTCGACCCTGAAGGGGAGGACTTTTATCTTCGATGGGCGTTGGCCGAAGCAATGGAGACACTTGGTAACATCCGTACAAAACACGATTCGTTTCCTACTGTTGGTGGTGATAGGGGGATGAACGGTGACGCTTTGCTTGCCGAGGCTAGGGAAAGAAAAGAAAAATTAGATCTTCAAGTTTTGGATAGAATTAGAAGTACCCCGATAATTATAGGTTGAGTTATTGTGAGACGGCTATATTTGAAATTATTAGAAGATCAACGCTTTAAGCAGGAGACCGGCAAAAAGTTTCCTTCTTTGATGTCATTACCTATTGTTAAGAAAAGCGTCAAAGACCCGTTTTCTTTGGTTCATTTCTCCTCTCTTCCAAATAAATTGGGTATCAATCCTAATAGTGGGTTTAATACTCCTATGGGTGTTTACTCATATATCTTGACACCCGCTGTTTATAAAGACATCACTCAAGACCGCCGATCAGAATTGTCGGAATTTGGTACGGATAGGGCATACATACATCTATCGTCAGTTAAGCCTAAGTATCGAAAGAATATTGTGGTTATCAACACGAAAGGCGTCGGAAAGGGCTACACCAAGAAGAGGTACTGGAAGGATCTTAGAGCATTAGCTAAGGTGGCTCTGGAGGGAAAGGTAATTCGTCGTCATATTGGTGTTGAGCGTAAAGTTAAAGCTGTCGCCGAACGAATGGATTACTTGAGTGCGGGTTCTTTCATTCGTAGCTGGTTTGGAAAGCTTTGGTATATAACTAAAAAACTATCTGTCAACATAACTAATTGGTCTAAGATCCTTAGATCTATTGGTATTTATGGGGTTTTTGATTATGGGGCTGGATTGATACATACCTCTGAAATGCAACAGGCTGTGTTACTCAGGGGCGACTTGATTAATAGAATAGGATCAGGCGTTAATCCTTTGTTTGCACCGTCAAGCAGCCTAACAGATATAAGGGGTTTTAATTCTTTCTTAAAAGAACTTATCCGCGTGGTAAATCATAATAATAAGAGATTAAAGAGACAAGATTTTAAGCTATACCACGAAATAGACCCTGCTAATGCTAGTCTTTCCCCACATGGGTTGAGGGACCAAATATTAGTCCAATCACTTAATCCTAAGAGGAATCTGTTCACGGTAGATATATCTGTAGAAAAAGTTCATAAAAAGGATGTATTGCTATCTTTAATCTACAAATCTGCCACAGGAATTATTGGAAATAAAGAAACAATATGGGCCAAGAGTTATCAACAAATGACCCGAAAATTGTATAAATTTATCAGGCCGTTTATTGACCAAGGTATTGAGTTTGTGACCAAGCAACATGCTGTCATTGACTTCATGAATCTAGCCGAGAAGAGGGCAAGAAAACTCCTCATAACTGGAGGTGGGGGTGGAAGTGTTTCGTGGGATTCTGGCGGTAAAAACCTTTCTTATTTGAATGTTGAGCTTGCAGGTCTCAATATTATTGTTGAATTCACCATAAAGCGCGTAGGGTCGAATATAAGGATGAGCTATACAGCTAAAAAGAACAAGTCCCACTTCGGTAAGGTTCAGAAGGATCTGAACCCTATTTCAGATATAGTAACATCGCTTTTGCGGGATAATATGCCAGACAATATTGATTTAGAATCAGGGTATAAGGAAGCTGTTAATGTCTTCATCGGCGGTTTTAAGAAGTTTTTACGCGAATTACCGACTGATCAAGGGTATCCGATGGGCATAGGGACGGTTCAACCAGAAATTGAATAGTTACTAGGCATTGTGATACACTAATGTTATAAAGTTTATACAGGAGAATTACTATGAGCCAACCACATGTAGGTATCTTTCGCGGCGGATCTTTCATGCAATTTGAAGATCTGATGGCCCTAACCGAAGAACCAGTTCTTATCTTTGAGAGTTTTGATGATCTTATGGAAGGCGACCCTTTTGATATTTACAAAGGGAATAAAGATGCCGTGGCCGCTGCCCTTAAAGGTGACTTGGATGGATACCTTGTTGCATTAGGTATGGACTCCGAGAGGTTAAAGCGGTGGGATACCGCCTTCATGAAAGGCCAAATGCAAAATGTTGCTGATTTTGCTAAGGCTGATAACAAAGAAGGTATCGCGGCACCATCCAAATCGGCTGTTACCCCGCTAAAAAAGGTCAGCAAAAAATCTAAGGCTGCACCTCGCTACAAAGGCCCGATAAAACGTGGTTTTGGCTACGTGTCTCTTGCCAAGTCTTTGAAACAACTTAGAGGCAAGAAACTCTACAAAATTATTGATCCCGGTATTCTTGGTGTTATTGCTAAGAAAATCGACAAAGCTCGTCCGGCGAAAATGGGCAAAAGAGGAGCGAGTAAAACTCGTAAAGTAGGGATGTCATCGGGGGTTGCTAAGAAGATAGCAATGTGGGTTCACACAAAGCTACTTAAGCGTTATCCGTTCTCCGAGAAGAAAGCAGGAGCGCCCGAAGATCGCGATTCGCGAATCATGAATAAGGCTTTGTATACTCGCGGGCTTTCTTTAATACTTAAGGATCTTCTTTCTAAGGTAGGGGGCCAAAACGCCGAGGAACGAAAAGCTGAACGCTTAAAAGCTAAATCTCAATTCGATGATTTTAAGAAGAAGCTTCGTCTGGTCGAATGGGCAATACTTCGGGATCTGGAATATCTCGGCGAAAGCACCTATCGAGAATTTATGATTCTTATTAATGACTGCGAAGCATTGGTGGAATCAGCAATTAATGGACTCAACTCCCTCGAAGAATGCAGGGACGACGGCGCAGTTGATCACCTTGAAGAGTCTTTTGATTTTGTAATGTTAGATATAAGAGAGCCGGTTCATCTTAAGATTGCTAAGGAGCTTGAAGATAAATACTTTGGTGATGTTCATTTTAACCCAGAGAAGACGAGTGATCTGGATTTTAGAAAGTGGTTATCAAAAATCCCCAATAATAATGTTTCTGATCAAGGGAGTGACCACAAATTCTTAATGGCCGAGAGAGCGCGTCGAACTAAGATTTGGATGAAGTCACCAAAGTATAAGAAGATGAAGGCTAAAAATGCTGCTGGCCTGAAAGCAGCGAATCGTAAGAAGAGACGTAAAAAAGAGGAATCAGTCTGGATCGACGATGCAGGGCAGATTGAAGAAAGTTTACCTTTCGAGAAACCTCAATACGCAGACGATTTTGCGGCTGGGTTTAAGAGGGGTAAAGCGGCTGTCGCTCGTAATCCTAACGTTTCTCTTACAGATGTAGAGCGAAGCTATAAGCGGGTCTCCAATAAGCACGGCAGTTGGTGGAAGAATGGTTACAGTGCGGCTATTGATATAGCTAACGGAGCTTCTGCGATGCCCGGAGCAAAGATTGCGAAGAAAATGGGTCTCGTTGAGTCTGTTTGGATCGACGATGACGACCGTGAATACTACGGCGAAGACGCGCCGGAAGATGTGATAGACGAGGTTCGCCCAGACTTATCAACAGGCGCGAAGAGCAAGTATGTCTTCCCCAATCGCGAGGCATGGCCTATTGGTGATCGTAAGCACGGGCGCATTGCGCTTAAATACATCGTCGCAGGCAGGGGTAAGGCAAAAGATTGGGCAAAGGTTTTAGAGGCTGTTCTTGATAGATACCCAGACATGAAAGTTGACCACGCCGATCTTGTTAAAAAGGCGAAGTCAATGTCTGAGGGTATGTATGCCGATGAGGATTACTTCAATATCGGCGAAGACCGCGTCAATATTGGTTATGCTCTTGGTGAGGGGCTGACCGCTCAGTCTTTGGATAATGTAAATAGTCTTCTTAACGAGAGACTTAATCCAACGCCCCAGGAACGGCCAATCTTTGAATCTAATGACTATCACAAGCTTGGAGCGCAGCTTCAGCACTGGGCGCAGGGGGATGCCGATCCGATCTTTCGCGCCGGAGCAAGATTGTTTTCAGGTCGAAAGCCGTGGCGTCGGGATGTCTGCGATGCAATCGAGTCGTTACAGAAGATTATGATGACTCCGCAATACGCCGATCACGAGGTCGAGTTACGTGGCATTGTTTCCAGGTTACGTAATGTTTGTCTCGGTTAGGAGATTTTTATGCTTTATAGATCACCGCTTTATCTTCTTGAAGCGGAAAAAGGTAGCGAGATTGATCAGGCGTTTGATAACACACCGTCTGGGTATCAGGGTAAAGTGCTTGCTATGCGAAATCCTAGTAGGTCTTCATCAGGCTCGACATTTCTTAGGAAACAGACGTGGTCTGCTCTCAAGGGGGCAGGTTGGAAGCCTTATAGACACCCGAATATAAAATCCCCGGCAAAAGGTTACATTGCAAAAGTGCCTGGGCGCATGGGTCTAGTCAAGACAAGTTCTCTTCCTGCAAATGCTAAGGTTAAACTTGTTGACCCTAAAAAGACGGGACAGGTATCCGCAGAGGTTAGCGGCGTCCCTGGTGAGAAGGTTAATTTCACTGTTGCTTTAGTAGGGCCAGGAGACGGGGGTAAGCCTATGATATGGACCTTGCATCCTGGTGATCCTATTGGGCCAAGTGAAGTGGCGGCAAAAGGTAAGGTTGGTCAGGTTATTACTCCTAAGCAGGCGAAAAAACTTGGTTTTGACTACGCTAAGGTTTCAGGTAGTTAAGGTAACTATATGTTTTATAGATCACCACTGTATTTGATAGATGAAGGGCTAATGTCCTTAATTTCTAAAGGGATTAAGGCCGCTCGCTCTAAAGTTAAGACAAAACCGTCAAAACCTTCAAAACCCCCTGGTTGTCCAGAAGGCGAGAAGATGGTTTTTGGAAAATGTAGGGTTACAGGAGCCGGTAAAAAGAGGAGTGCAGTTAAAGTCCCGTCCCCAGAAAGTTTTGTTAAAAACATGGTCAAGATGCTCGGCAAAGCAGGGAAAGGTGTAAAAGGTAAAAACGAGGATCATATTGCTTATTATCAGGCAAATGCTAGTAGAGCTATTAACAAGTACTTTGATTCACCGCAATTCGAGGCTCTGGCTAAGTCTAAAACACTATCAGAGAAGGTTGTGTGGGACGGCATCGAGAAGGGTCTTACTGTTTATATTAAAAATGGTAATATCGAAGATGTAATCGCAGGGGCTTATGCTGATTATGAAATTGAAGGAGTTATCGCTAAGTTTGTTACTGAATTTGCGAAGGCTGTTGTTAAAGCAATCAATATGATTGGCGGGTTTGCGCCGGAGTAGGTTAGGACATCAAATGGATAACGCGCCCCCGGAGTTAAGAGAAGGAATGGTGGTGTTTGTAAGCCCTGAAGGAATGGATTGGTCTGGTCACGCCCGGATCGTAGGATTCGAGGATAACCAGGTAAAACTTAAGATTAGAAACGGTCTCATGACTATTTCTGTCGATCCTTCGAGTCTTTATTTACAGGAGTAATTGGTGCCGAAAACGAAGTTACCAGTAAAGGGGTTGAAGCCTTGGGATGGCATACGCAATCCTAAAATGCTGTGCGGTCTTCTTAAGATGGGCGTAGCTTCGTTAATTTGGAAGTTTAATAAAGAGAAAAAACGAGCTTACGACCCTTCGATATGCAGTGGACAGTTTATTAAGGCGTATAAGATAATAGGGGCTTCTCTTGTGAGAGGTGGTTATATCAAGTCGCCGGAGAGTATACAGGGTCAAATTAAAGAGACACCAAAAGGAAAAGCAAGAGTGCTGGAATTAAAGCGTTCTAATACTTTAGATAAGTTAGAACATTTGAAACGAGCGCAGCTTGCGTTAGACTATTTAGAGGAAGTGCTTCCTAAATTAAAAGAAGATTTGGAAGCCGGAATAATCAAGGAGACACCATGAGTAGTTTACGACAGCTTTTTGAAGAAGCTATGATGTATGAGAAGAAGAAGAAGAAGGGTGCTAGTGGGCTAAAGACCAACAAACAGATTATAGCTTTCAGGTCTAAGAAAGCCGGGGATGGTTCTTTCAAAGGAAACCCTTGGCACGCCGGTAAGACTGGTCGCTTCACGAAGTTCAAGCGCGAGCAGGACCAGACCGCTTCGTTTGGCGTCAATACAGGTAGTAAGTACCGTAGGTACGGTAAAACATGGAAGCAAGTTACTAAGGATTGTGGTAGCGATAAAAGCACTCCAGAAACAGGAATCAAGGGTAACCCGGCAGGAAGAACTCCAAAAGGAAGCCCACAAAGGTCGGCAATCAATGTTTGGTCTAAGGGGCCATCTCCGAAAAGAGGAAATTGTACCACCGATAGCTTTGGCCCTGGATTGGGTAAAGGAACCCCAGAAGGTAAGAAACAGGCTCTTAATCTTCAAGGTACTGATAAAGAGAAAGATGAGAAAGAGAAGAAGAAACAGCAACGGCCCGGTGGTCGGAAAAAAGGAGCCGCAGTAACAGCTTCTTATGATTCTGATGACTTATTCCTCTCTCGTCTATTCGAGGGTGGTGAACAACAGCATCCACTCGCTTATGTAGACGGTGCGCGTGAGGCTTCTAGGGAAGCTTTAGAGGCACTTTACGCTATGCCTAACGCCGATGATTATGACGAGGTAGTCGAGGCCGCAGAACACCTTGATTATGCTGCTCAACTACTTGATTATGAAGAAGGTTATGACGAGGACTAATTAATGATCCTGTGATAGCCCCGCAGGGTGATTAAGATGAGTCATAATCAAGTTACTGGTTTCCCTGATACCTTTTTTGGTCCTAACGATAAATCTTATATTGATAGGATAAACAAGGACGTCACGCGCTTGCGTGGCGTTGATTGTTTGTACTATCCTCTTTTGGATCAGACGCGCAGGATTGATAGCGACCGACCTGTTATTTATAAGCCGACGCTTGATGTTTTTGATCGCAAGCGTCATTCGGGCGACCCTCTCTACGGCGAACCATCTATCGTGCGCGACCGTCTTAGCTCAGTTAAACGTAGTGTTGAACCAGATTGGGCTTATGGTGATCCTATTACTATCCGAGGGATAGCTATGGACCCTTCTTCGGACGAACAGCAGGACGAGCGCGGAACTATGTATAATCGCGGGTTGATGTTTGATCTTGCGCGAATAGTGGCCGAAGAAGAGGGTATTGCTTCGTATTTAGCGAAGCCGATAAGACCAAGACAAGGCGACGTGATACAATTTACAAGTCAGCTTGATGGATTTTTTGAAGCAGAGGATGTGTCAAGGGATGAGTCTAGGTTTGGCGGGACAGGTTTTTTTGCTGTCTATAAAATTACCCTTTACCAAACCTCAAAATACATCGCTTCTCGGAAGGTATTACCCTCGCCGGGAGCAGTTGTACCGGAGGATGTAGCATGAGCTTAGAACGATCACCACTACAGATTTATATTGAAGGTAAAGGCCGCAAGTCTCAGCGGAGACGGCAAGTAAAGAGAAGTCGGAAAAGACAAGTCAGGAAGGTACCAAAGCGTCGGAAGTCTACAACGCCAAAAAGAAAACTTAGTCAAGATGAGAAAAACAAGAGAATTTCTAAAGGTGTTCATAAATCGCGTTTTAAGATATCTCTGGGATTAAAGAAACCAGGAGCGCAAAGAAAACGCGCAAAAACGCATAAAGAAAATCTCCGAAAAAATAAGGTAGAGGTTGGCGGTAAGTTGGTTGCTAAGTCGCAAGCAAAAAGGGAACGGAAAAAAGTTGACCGTCGCCAAAGAAAGTCGCGCACAGGAGCTTATACTAATCGTCGAGGGATAAAGCAATCTTCACGAAGAGAGGCTTATAATATAATTGTCGAGGCGTTTCAGGCGTCGAATAGTTTATCAACGCCTTGGTAATTCAATAAGTTCTTGTGTAATCGTGCTATTCTTAAGTATGCTACTATGGTTATAGAACTACACGCAGATAGTTTCTGGTGTCGAATAAGGAGACTGAGATGAGCTTTCTCGAAGAGATAATTAACGAAGATTACAGTGTACCAGCCGAAGCGGAAGCTATGCGGCGTGGGGATAGTAATGCGTGGCTTCGGCGACATAACGCCTCTAAGCCTCGTATGTATCCTAGTAATGTAGCGGGTCAATGGGAGTATGTTCCGGTAAGTACACGTAATGGTGACTTCTCCAAGTGGAATCCTCCTGGCCGTATGACTACATTCGATCCTGATCGTAAAATAGGTGTTTCTGTTCGCCAAGAAGATGTTGACCCGGTGGAAGAAGTATCGGAACGTATTAACAATATCGTTGACGTAATATTTTCAGACGATGGTGAGTGATGGGTATAGTCGAGACTTCTCGCGCAAATTTGCTTCGTATTTTGGCTCGTGAAATTCCACGAAGACCAAGCGACGGCGCAGTTGCCGAGGGAGCCGACGCCCAGGAAGATAAACATAAAAATCCTGCGTGGGTTCGCCGTTGTGTGGCGTCATATGTCCAAAAAGGTGGCTTGAAGAAGAAAGCTCCTGGGGGTCTCAACAGGGACGACGTGAGCAAGGCATTTGCTATCTGTCGCGCTCAATATAACGAGTTTGACAACCCTGAAGAAAAAAATGCCGAGGCCAAGAGTAAGAAAAAGTTCAAAACTCGAATGGGCCAGTATGAGAAAATCCTCGCCAAAGCTAAAATGTCTTACCCTCCATGAAAGAAGCATTAAACAGGCGGTCGCCTGTAGGAGCGTATGGTGGCGAAGATAAAGATTAAAAACATTAGTAAGATCATTCCTACTATTAAGAGAGCTGTTGGCGCATTACAAAAAGATATCAGTCTTAATTTAGCAGAAAAAATTCGCGAAGAAGTTGTCAACAAGATTCCCGATAAAGGCGGTTGGTACAAGATATACAGGGAGTCTATTAAGGTTATCGAAGACAACAATACAATTAAAGTTGTCGGCAAACCTGAAGTATCAATGACAACCCTGCCCGCCGCCGAAACTGTTTTATTTATTGAAGGCGTGGGCGGTATAGCGGCTGTGTTACAAGTGTACAACCCTTGGCCTATTGATATGTTGCCCGCGATTCAAGGCGGGGTTACAGTGTCTGTCAGGGCTGTTCCTTCTAGTCTAAAAGAGACAAACACCCTTCGAGAAGAGTTATACCCTCAGATGGGGAAAATAAGGACAGAATTAGAAAACGCAGGCGCAACAATAGTAGAAAATGGGATGCCCAAAATAAACGGCAAGATTTATGTAGACATGGGCTTTTTATCTAAGCGCCTTGAATTTGGGATAGGCCCGTTCCCACCAATACCCCATTGGCGTCCGGCTATTAATAAGGCTAAGAGCTTAATGAATGATATAATTAAGGATTCTAAGAGTCTAAATAAAGAGATAGAGAAGGGTCTTAAGTGAGTGGCCGTACGCATGAGTCAAGAATAGGCGACTTGGATTTTAGGGATTGGGATAAAGCGGTTCTTCTAAGCGTGGGTTCTGTGTACGACGAGACCGAAAATCGTTATTATGTCCCCATCCCTCAAATAATTATTGGAGAGAATACACCGGAAGAGTTTGTGATAGATCGTGCTTCGATTATCTTCAAAAAGTCCGAACCAACTCACTTAGAATTTGATCTCCCAGCTTTTCGCATAAGCAGGGATGACGTCTCGATTGCTCAAAGATTACTAGGTATTGTAGAGCAATACAGAATACCGTGCGAAGGCGCGACAGCGGTTTCTTATGGTGATTGCTTAGGGGCTACAGATTATGAAACCAAACCCCAAGCGCGGCCTTATGATTTCTCATATACATTTGAAGTGTGGTCAAGATACCGTAATGTTGCGCAAGTGTTGATCCAGATATTGATGGCGAGGTTCCCCGTTCATGGTAATATATCAGTGGTTGATTCGTTAAATGTTGAGCGTGAGTATTATGTATCTCAAGAAGGTGTTTCAGATTTAACAGAAATATCTAATCTTGTTGATCGTATTGTCGGCTATAGTATGAGTATTAGGATTCAAGGAGAGATGACGTTGGATAGTGTTCCTGTCTGTAACACAGCCTTTACTGGCGATACGTTTATAACTCCTATTGACCCGTTAAATCCCGGCGTTGATCCTGGTCCTGGCGGTCTCTACGCTGACGGTAAGCCAGAGTTGACTTTGGAAGCTTTAGAAGGATCTAATAATGGCTGCTAAAGAATGGTATCAGGTTAGACCGGGGCCATCTGTTATGGTTGAGTTCTCAAACAATGACGCCAAGATTCTTACTTCAAACTCGGTTTTTGAAGAATTACCAACGAATAAATGTATTATTCGATTGCTTCGCGGGAAACGTCCTCGTCTTCGTAAAATGGGGCCGAGTGAAATTGAAGTATCAGAAGATAATGATGAAGACATTGTTGTCGTGCTGCCGGATGAAGTGGTCAGCTAAGGAGGGTCGATAAATGGTACAAGAATATTTATCTCCAGGTGCGTATGGACAAGAGATAACACCCGCGACTTTGTCGGCGGGATTATCCCCTTCAATATGCGGAATGGTGGGCTGGACAACAAAAGGTCCGGCTAATACCGCTATTCGTGTCCGAGGCGTTGAGGAATTCAGACGCCGGTTCGGAGACTTAAACAATGTCGGTACTGTTGCAATCTGTTCACGGGCATTCTTTGGCAACGGCGGGCAAGATCTTGTCGTTGTGAGAGTAACCCCGGCAGACGCAGTCTCGGCGGCTGTTGATGTCGATGCGCCAGCTAAGTGGACTTTTACAGCTAAGGGCGCAGGTGTTTGGGGCAATGACCTTGCTGTTCTTGTTCGGGGTAATAACAATTATCTTGATAGGACAGCGGGCGCTGAAACCTATACAAGATTTGACGTTCTTGTTCTTCAGCCCTTTGACTTTGACGCGACTATTGAAGTTGCTTCGGAAGTTTACGAAGCCGTTCAATTTACAGATTCTACAGGTGCAAGCTATTTCCCCAATGTTATTGACGACGACAGAGCTTCATCTCAGCTTCTCGACGTGTTAGTTGGTCTTGGTGGTAACCCTGCCGCACTCGCCGGAACAAATATTGCCGGAGTAAGTGTTGGAACAGGTCCAGGCGCGAATTATACAGGCACATTCGCTGCACTTCCGATTCTTGATTTAACAGTTGTAATATCTGCGAATTTAGCCGCCCCTTTCGTGTCAGGCCCGACCATTATTCATACCGACGTTGGCGGGCTTACTCATGATCTTTCCACGACTCCTATTACAACTGCCCTACCGCTTCTTCCAGGCGCAACAACTATTGACGTGGATATTGGTGCTGGCCCTGTCACACAAACCGACGATGGCGTGGGGAACTTTCCTGTTTCCCCTGAGCTTCCTGCCGGTGGAACTGTTAATTACGTAACAGGCGCTCTCACTGGAGTAACAGCCGCGCTTTTGGCTGCTTCGACGATTTCTGAGACCCATAACCAAGCTGCCGGTGTTGCTTTAGACGATGGGCTTGGGAATCTTATTGGTACCGTTGACCCTAGTGGTACAAATACGATCAATTATACAACCGGCGCATTTGACGTTACATTCTTGCCAGTTATCGGCGCAGTGCCAGTCATAGCAAGTTATCGTCAGCAACCGACTCAGGTAAGATTTGATCTTGCAGGTGGGACAGACGGAACCAGTGTTGGCCGCAGTGTTGTTTCTGCGCCTGCTTTAGAAGCTTCCAAGCTTGGTATCTATGCGTTTGACTCGTTCGAGGAACCATTGAATGTTGTTGTCCCCGATTTTGAGGGTAGCACGTCAGTTCAAGCGGATTTGATTACCTTCGCGAAAGCTCGCCAGGATCGTTATTTGATCTTAGGTATGAGTAACGCCGCTACTGTTGCCGAGACTGTTCAATATGTTCTCGTAACCCAGGCTGGGGTTTTTGACGAGGCTATCGCTTCGTTTTATTACCCCAATGTTCGTTATGTTCGCGAGGATACGGATGTCGTGCAGACGGTGCCTGTGACAGCTTTTGTTGCGGGCGTTTATGCTCGTACTGCTGAAATCAAAAACATAGGTAAGTCGCCCGCTGGTATCGAAGACGGAGCGGTAGCCGGTCCTGGTGTTGTTGGTCCAGAACTAGACTTGGATTTATCGGCGCGAGATACTCTTTACCAAGCGCGAATAAATCCTGTTTATAGGTCTCTAGCAACAGGATACGCGGTTTGGGGCGACAGGACGCTTTCTCTTGAGCTACGTTGGCGTAATGCTAACTCTCGATTGTTGCATAACTTCCTGATGTTCCGAATTCAGCGTCTTTTGTCTGCGCAAGTATTTGAGAGTAATGGGCCAGGACTTTGGGCTTTGATTCAACAGTCAATCTCAGGGTTTATGACTTCGTTGTTTGAACTTGGTTACTTTTCTGGTCTATCAGCGTCCCAGGCGTACTTCGTGCGTTGCGATGACACCAATAACAACTCCTCGACAATATCAGCGCGGCAAGTTTATGTGGATATTGGGTTTGCGCCAAACACGCCTGCCGAATTTATTATCTTCCGTTTACAGCAACCTGTGACAACTGGCACTGTTGTATAATTTAATAAGGAGGTGAGGCATGGCCCGCTCGATTAATACCGACCCGTTTCAAAACTTTCGCTTTCATTTACTTGAAGCACCGGGGCAAGACGGGAAAACTTTCCTTGATAAAGCTGCTGGCTTTATGTCCATCAATGTCCCTGAACTTACGCTTGAAATGGCTGAGTATAAGACTGGTATTGATAAGTTTAAGAAGAAGTATCCCGG